ATGACTATGATGTAATTAACCCATTAGTTGTTGTTGATGCTGTTAGATGGTGGACACCAACTGCAGATAAAACTGTAGACTTTAAGGATGTAAAAAATTATATTTTAGATCTTAGAAACCGTGGGTTCAAGATTAAACTTGTAACATTTGATAGATGGAACTCACTTGACATTATGAATGAGTTAAAGGCAAGTGGAATGAAATCAGAAACTTTGTCTGTTGCAAAAAAGCATTATGAAGATATGCAAATGCTTGTAGCAGAAGAAAGGTTAGTGGGTCCAGCAATTAGATTGCTAGTAGAAGAGCTGCTCCAGTTAAGAATTATTCGTGACAAGGTAGATCACCCAAGAAAGGGATCTAAGGATCTTGCAGATGCTGTCTGTGGTGCAATATATAATGCTATTGCTTTAACCCCAAGAAGGCAAGGCGGAAGAGAAATAGAAGTTCACACATACAAGCAACAAGCACTTGACAACAAGCAAAAAGAATGGGATAATATTTTACAAAGAGACCTTGAAAGAAATAGACAGGCTCCAGATGATATTCTCAGATATTTAAATGGAATAGGAATGGTTTAGTGGAAATCCCAGACGACTTCTCAAGTGAAGAGTATGATGAAATGATGGATTACATGATCAAACATAACTACATACAAAGCGTTGGCATTGATGAAGATGGCGAGCCAATTTACAAAATGACACAAGATTTAATTGAGGACTACCCAGATATTTTTGAAGCTCATATGGAATTTACAAATGAGCTTTTATTTTCTGTTTGGCAAAAAGGATACGTTGAAATGACAATGACGGAAGATGGAGAATGGCTAATTATTCCAACTGATGTTACATTAAACTATGAAGAAATTCCTAACCTTACAAAAGAAGAAAGGCTTCTTTTGTGGGAGCTGAGTGAAATGAAAAAAAGAGACGACCAATAGACTTGACAAATGTCATGCCAATAGTGTAAGATAGAGGCTATGGATTCCGAAAAAACAATTGAGTTAAGATACTTTGACAAAGAAAACAAGCTTTTTAAAGTAGTAAATCCAAAAGTAAAAAGAACATGGATGGATGAAACACACAACAATGCTTATCGTTGTACCCCATTAAATGTTGGAAATACCTATGGGTGGTATGTTTTATGTCCAATGGATTTTACAGCAGAATGGAACGGTGGACCTTTGGGGTCAGACCTTTCAGTAACAGTAATAAATCCTCCAGAAAGTAGCAATGAAGACTTTAAAATGACTGCAACTAATTTTGGTCATGGAATATTAAGTTTGATTCCAGACTTTATTATTAAAACAAGTCCAGGAGTTTCTACATATGTTCGTGGTATTCCAAACTTAATTGCAAATGGAATACAGCCACTTGACGGTGTTGTAGAAACAGACTGGTTACCATTTACATTTACTTATAACTTTAAGTTTATTAAACCAGGAAAAATTAAATTTGAAAAAGATCAGCCATTGTTTAGTTTTTTCCCAGTAGAAAGAGGATACGTTGAGCAGTTTAATACTTTAGTTTCAGGAATTGAAGACTATCCAGAATTTAAAAAAGAATACGACATGTATGCAAATCATAGAACATCTCAACAAGCAGGTATAACAGAAATAGATGGTCATTATGGAAGAGCAGAAAGTCCAGTTAAAAAACATGAAGTTGATAATCATTTAAAGACAAGTAAGATTAAAGAATTTAAATATTAAATACCCAATCCCCAATAGCTCAATTGGCAGAGCGTTAAACTGTTAATTTAAATGTTCCTGGTTCGAGTCCAGGTTGGGGAGCAGCAGTATATGTTTGTCAGTTGCATATACTCCCACATGTTAAGTGGCATGGCAAACTGACAGGCGAATGTTGCATAATGGTAGTGCCTCAGTTTTCCAAACTGACGGTGAGAGTTCGATTCTCTCCATTCGCTCCCCTAATTAGCTCAGTGGATAGAGCAAACGGTTTCTACCCGTTAGGTCAGGAGTTCGAATCTCTTATTGGGGGCTTTAGAGTATAATTAAACTAAGAAACATCTAAGGAGATGTAATGGAAACAACTGTAGAAGAAAAACAGGAACGAAAGTTACTAATAGCAGATAGATGTGACAGGTGTGGTGCTCAAGCATTTGTCCTTGTAAAAGGCGTAGCAGGAGAGCTATATTTCTGCGGGCATCACTATACAAAAAATGAAGATGCTCTTATTAAATTTTCCTATGAAATTATAGATGAAAGAGACTTTATTAACGAAAGATCGTCTTCAAGTCCTATCTAGGATATAATAGATTTGGGTTTAATACCTAATTTATAGGAAAAGAGTGATTCTAAATGGGTTCACCAATCGTGGGAGGTAAGGTTACAACACCTTACAAGAAGCTTGGAAAAATGTGGAGCAAGGGCTATCACACAGGAGTAGACTACGCTTGCAAAGTAGGAACAGACATTGTTGCTGTTGCTGACGGTAAGATTGAAAATGCATCCTGGGGTGCCAGCTATGGTACACAGTTAGTACAAAAAGTTGAAGGTGGCTGGGTAATCTATGCACACCTTTCAAAGGCTCTAGTTAAGGCTGGAGACAAAGTAACAAAGGGTCAGCATATTGGAGAGTCTGGTAATACAGGCAACTCTTCAGGTCCTCACCTACACTTTGAAATGAGAGATAACATTAGATGGAGTGCTGGCAAGGACATTGATCCTGCTGCAATTCTTGCATCTTAATAAAAAATAAATAGTGAAGCCCCTTGACAATTGTCAGGGGCTTCTGCTATAATATTTCTTATGTCAAATATTGAAATAGATTTTTTAATTGAAGAAATTATTCCTATGAAACACGCAGAAGCTCTAGCGGTTCAATCACCAGAATTTCAGGCGTTTATTAATGGATGGAACAATGCTTTAGAAGAAGTTATTAAATACCTAAAACAACACAATGGAGATAACAACTAAATGGGAAAACATCACGATAAAATTCTTGCAGCCCTAGAGGTTCGCAAAAACAATGTACCACAAAGAGGTGGATACAATATGCCAGGTTCTATGAACAAAAAGAAAACAGGATATGTAAAGCGAGGAATTAAGAGATGATTTACACAGGTGAAGAATCAGAACATGCAGGACATACAAGCGAGTTGTTTGAAGTAATGTTTGGGCTAGAGCACGTTGTTGCAGAATTTTTTTGGAACATTGTGTTTGCAGTAGCACTACTTGCTATTTCAAAATCACGAGTACTTAAAAAGATTCACAAGTACATTGATGATAGACACGAAGTAAGTCACGATAAGTATTAATAAATAAAGAATTGCTCCAATAGCTCAACGGTAGAGCGATGCTCTTGTAAAGCATAGGTTGTGATCTCGGAATTCACTTGGAGCTCTAAAATAAAACAAAAGGATTATATTGTGAGACAACCAAGAAAGCCAAGACAACCAAGAAAACCAAGAGCAAAAAAAGAAAAGTTTAGCTGGGACAAACAGATTGAAAGAGCAGAAAAAGAACTGTTATATAATCGTAGAATGATTGAAGCCACATACAAAGGAACATCCTCTGGTAGAGCTTCAGAATATAAAATAAAAAACAAGAGAAACAATGGAGTAGTGTCGTAATGAATCTAGTAGAATTTATTGAAGAAGTTAAGTCAGGTCAGACCCTCGTGGACTTCTGGGCTGAGTGGTGTGGACCATGCAAGATGTTAACACCTGTAATTGAAGAACTATCTAAAGAGCAGGATGTTCGTTTGCTAAAGATCAATGTTGATGAGAGTCCAGAACTTGCACAAGCACTTGGCATCAATAGCATCCCAGTTATTATGCTATACAATAGTGGAGAAAAACTAAAGCATATTGTTGGGGCTAAGCCAAAGCCAGCACTAAAGAAAGCGTTGTTTGATAATGTTTAATCGCAAACTAAAAGATGAGATGCTTGTAGAAGAACATCAGTATCGTGCAGTTATTACATACCTGCCTGAAAAAGGAACCTATAAGGCATCAGTTCAAAGAAGAACTGGGATTAACGAGTGGGTTAAGGTTAGGTGTGGATTAAAGGGAGTAGTTTTTCAATCTAAAAAAATTGCTGAAGAAACTGCTATTCAGCAGATTAGAATTCAGAAGAGTTTAGATGACAAAATTAACAGTCCTGTATCATACATTATATATGATAACTAGGTGCCATACGCATAAATAGGTGATAAAATAGACATATGGCAACTATCTTTCCAACCTCTCCTGCTCCACAAGTTAATGATGAATATCAGGGATATCGTTATAATGGTACATCTTGGGAAATTATTGGAATTGATCTAACTGCTGACTACCAGCCAAGAGTTTCAAATGTTTCAGATACTGAACTAGGATATTTAGATGGCGTTACATCATCTATTCAGACTCAGTTAGGTACAAAGCTTTCTTCATCTACCGCAGCAACCACATACCAGCCAATAGTAACCAACGTAACAGACACTGAAATTGGGTACCTTGATGGCGTAACTAGTGCTATTCAAACACAGTTGGGTACAAAATCTCCACTAGCCTCCCCCACATTTACTGGTACGGTTACAATTCCTGCAGGTGCATCTATTTCTGGATACGCAACAGAAACATATGTTGGAACAGCAATAACCAATTTAATTGATGCTGCACCCTCAACATTAAATACTCTTAATGAACTTGCAGCAGCACTTGGAGATGATGCAAACTATGCATCCACCATCACAACTGCTCTTGGAAATAAATTAGATATATCTACAGCAAGTTCTACATATCAGCCACTTAATGGTGCTTTATCAACACTCTCTAGTACATTTGGAAATATTACTATTCAAAGTGGAATAGTTAAGTTTGCAAACTATGGAATGGGAATGATATCCTGGTCACTAGACACTAACACCTATTTAACTTCTGCTGATCTGTCAGAGTACCCAAACATGACTACTACACCTATCAGTGGTTTCCGCAATGCCATTATCAATGGTGGTATGGATATCTGGCAACGAGGCACATCAATTACTCCAAGTAATGGTGGTTACAACGCAGATAGATGGTTAACTTGGCTAGATGGTTCTGGCTCAACTCGCCTTATCACTCAGCAATCTTTTACCCCTGGAGCAGGAGCAATTTCAGAATACGAACCAAAATACTTTTTAAGATACAATCAGTCTGTTGCTGGCTCTGGAGCAACGTATAACTATTTACTCCAGAAAATTGAAGACGTCCGTACTTTTGCTGGACAGAATATTGTAATTTCATTCTGGGCTAAAACATCTGCTAACACTACAATTCCTGGAATTTTAATTGGTCAAGCTTATGGCTCTGGTGGTTCACCATCTTCTTTTCAGTACACAACAGTTGCTACAAGCGTAGCGGTTACAACTTCTTGGACTAAGTTTACTTACACAGTTACCGTTCCGTCTTTATCTGGAAAAACATTAGGAACTAATCCAGATTCATCGCTACACATATTCTTTTCTTTACCAATAAATGCAACCTTTACATTTGATGTGTGGGGTGTGCAAGTTGAAAAGGGTTCTATAGCCACCCCGTTTGAACAACGTCCTATTGGTACAGAACTAGCATTGTGCCAAAGGTACTATGAGAAGTCTTACGATTTAGGAACTGCTCTTGGAACAAGTACCATCGTAGGAGCATTTTTTAGTGGGTCTGCTGCACCTACCACTGGATACATAGTTACATCTGTTCCGTATAAAGTATCAAAAAGAAAGTCAAGCCCAACTTTATCTATTTGGGATACCATGACTGGTGCTTCTGGAAAAGTTACAAGAGAAACTTATGGCTCTAGCCAGCAAAGCGTTACTGGAAGTCTTGATGGTTCAGGAGAAAACTCGTTTAGAGCACTTAGTTCTTCTGGTGCTAACGCAAATGGAATATCTTTTCATTGGGCATCAGAAGCAGAACTATAATGGCTTGTAGAACATCCTATACTTAAACCTACATAAATGATATAATTAAACTACTATGGCTAGTAAAAAGTTTTTAAACCCTATTAATTTGGTCAATTTAGCTTCAGACCCATCCTCACCAGTTGAAGGTGACATTTATTACAATACCACATCTGATGCAGTAAAAGTATATGCCAATGGTGCTTGGGTTCCCGTTGGTAATGATGGCGGATCAGACATTAATGTTTCAACCACTGCCCCATCAAGTCCAGCAACTGGAGATGCCTGGTATAAGAATGATACTGGTGAGTTCTATATTTATGATGGTACTTATTGGGTAGAAGTAAACGGTGTTGTAAGCCTTTCACAAGAGCAGGTACAAGACTTTGTAGCCCCACTATTTACCCACGCAAACCACACCAATGCTTCTGTAACATATGAAGACGCATCTAATGAATTACATATTGATGTAATAAATGCTCCATCTGCAGACTATACCGCAGTTTTAAAACATGATGTTAGATTAAATGGTGCTATTGCAAAAGGTCAAGCAGTATATGTAAGTTCTTCTAATGGAACAAACATGGTTGTTTCAAAAGCTTCTAACGCATCCGAAGCAACATCTAGTAAGACTATTGGTCTTTTAGAATCTGGCGGAGCAAACAATGCATTGGTTAAAGTTGTAACAGAAGGTCTTCTAGCAGGTCTTGACACATCTACCGCAGGTGCAGAGGGTGATCCAGTATGGCTTGGTACAGATGGTAATTTAATTTATGGTCTTACAAACAAGCCTGTTGCTCCTGCACATTTAGTTTTTATTGGTGTTGTTACTAGAAAAAATGCAAACACTGGTGAGATTTTTGTTAAGGTACAAAATGGTTTTGAGTTAAAAGAAATTCATGATGTACTTCTTGAAGCTAATGCGTCAATAGCAGATAATGAAATCCTCTCCTATGATAGTGCAAGTGGTCTTTGGAAAAATCAAACAGCAGCAGAAGCAGGGCTTCAAACAGTTGTATCTGGAGTTACTGACACTGAAATAGGATATCTTGACGGTGTAACTTCCGCCATTCAAACACAAATTGATAGCAAGTCTTCTACATCACACAACCATACAGTTGACAGTCTTTCAAATGTTGTAATTACTGGAACCCCAACAGATGGACAAGCACTTGTTTGGGATACCACAACTTCAAAGTGGATAAATGAAACGGTTTCTGCAGTCACAGATATAAGCAGTCTTACAGATGTAACAATTAGTGGAACTATAGCAGACAATGAAGTTCTTGCATATGATAGTGCAACCTCTCAATGGAAAAATCAAACTGCAGCAGAAGCAGATCTTCTTACTTCTGGTAGCATTGGTCTAGATGTACAAGAATATAATCCAGGACTTACTTCAATTACAGAAATTATTGGTACTGGATTTGTAAAAAGAACTGGTGAAGATGCATTTAGCATAGACACAAATTCTTACGCTTTAAATTCAAGTCTTTCTAGCTATGCACCACTAGAAAGTCCAGAGTTTACTGGCTTACCCTTAGCAACAACTGCTACAGCTGGAAACAATAGTACTAGAATTGCAACAACAGAGTTTGTTGCAACAAGTTTTGCACCTTTAGATGCACCAACATTTACTGGGATAGTTGTCTTGCCATCCACAACATCAATTGGTGACGTAAGTGCTACAGAAGTTGGATATTTAAATGGCGTAACCTCTGCTATACAAACTCAGCTAGACTCAAAGCCAACACTTACTGGCGGAGAAATTTCAGATGCAGTTATACCAGATACAATTGCAAGAGTTTCTGACATAAGCAACACTTCAACTGGCTACATTCCTATGAGTGCAAAAGGTATTGCAGGTGGCGTAGCGACACTTGATGATCCATCAGGAAAAGTTCCAAGCACACAGTTAGACCTAACAGCATATGCTACATTATCTGGTCCAACATTTACTGGCATAGTAATTCTTCCATCAACAACAAGTATTGGAAATGTTACATCTACAGAAATAGGATACCTAGATGGAGTAACATCTTCTATACAAACACAACTTGGTAACTTGCTCTCAACAGCAACAGCAGAAGCTACATATTTAACCAAGGCTGATGCCATATCAGACTACCAACCAAAAGATTTAGACCTTACAAATATTTCTGCATTGTCAA